AATATTGAATGTTTGAGGCAGAAATATTCTGAAATTCAATTGCGGTATCAACAGGGAAACCAGCAGTAGTTAATTTATCTGCATCAGTAAACACAACAGGAATAAACACCTTAGTCGCATCCGTAGGCACTTTCATCGGGCCTCTACGAATGGCTATGTAGATGAAGGTGTGACCAGTGCGGTTCATTGGGATGTTGTCATCCGTCACCTTGAATCCAGTGGCAGTAAAGTCAACCCTTCGGCTATCCACTTCTGCTGCGGATGTGTTTGGAACCAGTAATCTATCTCCGTAATCAGTGCTTCCAACACCGCTGCCAGTAGGAACGCCCCGCATATTGTCGAGCAACTGCCAATAAGTGCCTGCGGCAAATTCGCCAGAGACGCACTTAACAAGCAACCACTGAGGCTCATAACCGAGATTGATAACTGGGCCGTTTGTAGACGAACTGTTGCCCGTATAAGACCCACACGAAATCACATTGTCTGTACCAGTAAGTCCAAATCCTCCTGCGTCATGGGCGAAGATGTAGGCTACGTAGGAGCGACCAGACGCGTTTACTTGAGAGCCATTTCCGACAGTAAAAACAGTTGATGTAGGGTTTGTGTTGTTCCAAATGCCAGAATCAGCTCCAGATGCGCCAGTGCTATCAAGATACAAGCGAAAATTGCCTCCAAGTGACCTGTGATAAACAGCCCATTGTCCTGTTGTACTGGTGCATTTAACAATAACTACTCCGGGCGCACTAGTAAGGTCATGAGGAATCTGACGACCTGCAACACCATCCCCCGTATACGTCACGCAACCGAAAAATTTCGGCTGCTTTCTGAAGGTCCAAAAAGCAAACGTGTCTGACAGCGAGTTAACGTAGTTGGTTGCTGTAAAGCCGTTAGACAAAAAAGAACTTATGGTTGGGAATGACGCAACTTGTGCGCCTGTGTTATCTGTTGAAAGCGTTGTGTTAACGCCCCTTGCAGTATCAACAAGGATATGGTTTGAGCCAGCCAAATTCCTGCTCTTTCCCCAAACCAAACCGCCCTTCCCTGCCAGATCAATCCCGTTAGTGACAGTTTGCGTATTACTTACGCCTGTCCCTGTTGTGAGGTACGTTGAAAACACGTCCTCGATGTAGTTAGGAACAGCCGCTACACCACCACCAAAGGCATCATAAGAAGCTGCACCACTTGTTGCTTGTAATGGCATAGGTTTAAGCCTTAAATTGTGTTACTGAGGCAAGGATAGTGAACGTAGCACTACCTGTTTTGATGATGAGGTATCTTGCACTGTCTATTCCACTTGCATTACCCGCTGTAGGCGCACCACCTAACCATCTAGTAGTCACTCCAGAGGTTGTGCCATCCACTTGTACAGCAGAGTTGTAGTAAGCAGTAGAGCCTTGAGTAACCAAGAAAGCAACAGTCATTGATTGACCTGTACTCATCAAAGTATTCAATGAAGTACCGCTAGAGCCTCTGAAGTTAACTGTCCAGTTAGCACTTGCGTTACTTGTGTAGTACAAGACTGACTGAGTTGTAATGTCGTAGTTAATAGTACCTGTAGCTGCTGTAGCTGATACTGTAGCGACTTCTGCTGCATCGTTCAAGATAATAGCTTGAGTAGATGATGTACCGCTAAAGGTTTGAGTAGCTGTGAAGGTCTGTGCTGAATTGGTTACTGCTGTGTTAGCGTTGTAGGCTTGGACATTAGTACCGATTGCCAAACCAAGATTTGTTCTAGCAGTAGAAGCACTAGCAACATCGGATAGGTTGTTGGCAGCAGTTAAGAAACCACTTGCTGTAAATGCCGCCTGAGTCCAAGCCGATCCTGTCCACACATAAAGAGTTGATACTGTTGAATTCCAGTACAAAGCACCAGTAATCAGTGCATTTCCATCGTTATCCACAGAAGGTGCGGATGTCTTGCTTCCCAAATATCGGTCATCAAAAGAATCAAAACTAGCCGCTGCCGATGTTGCACTAGAAGCCGCATTTGTTTCGCTTGTAGAGGCATTAGAAGCACTTGTTGCTGCATTTGAAGCAGATGTAGCCGCATTAGATGCGCTTGTAGCTGCCGCAGTAGTCGAACCAAAGATAGAATCTATTTCAGTCTTTGTGTAAGCATTAGAAATGTTGTAGCCAGCAATAGTCGTAGGATTAGTACCTGCCGTTGCACGGCCATAAGCATCAAAAGTTACAGACTGGTATGTACCTGCTGTAACACCAGAAGCCGCTAAATCGATGTTGTCGCCATTGACAACAATACGGCTTGAAGACGCTGTGCCTACATTGAGGGTATTGCCTGTCTTTGTAAGGCCATCACCTGCGGTAATCTGACCTGCACCAGAGAACTGTGCCCAACTAACAGATGTGCTTCCCAATGTCCCACCTGCATCTACTGTGCAAATCCAACCTGAATCAGCGTTAGTAGTGCCTTTTTCAACAAAGGTGAAAGCCGCAGTCAACTCTGTCCATGAATCAGCATCAGTAGCACGAGTCCAAGAACCTGCAGCAACCAAGTAAATGCCATTGCCAGAAGCAGTAGACTGATCCTTGACCAACACTCGGTCACCAGCAGATACCGCTACGCCATCAATCGTTTGTGTGCCAGACAATGTAATGTTTGCAGTAGTAGCCACAACCACAGAAGCCTTGGCATCAATACCTTGAGCCAGAGCATCTACATAACCCTTCGTAGCCGCATCAGAATCGTTTGTGGGACTCGCTAGACCAGTAATCGTTGCCGATGTACCAGAATCCATGTCAAGCGATCCTGAGATCGTTACATTGTTGAATGTAGAAGTGCCAGAAGCGGCAGTGACATTTCCTGTAACGTTACCAGTTACGTTGCCAGTTACATTGCCAGTCAAGTTACCAGTCACATTACCAGTGACATTACCTGTAACAGCGCCTGTCAATGGGCCACTAAATCCTGTTGTGGCAGTAACATTAGTACCAGTGATGGCGGCAGCAGATGAGCCTCCAATAACTGCACCATTGATAGTTCCTGCGCTAATAGCGGCAGAAGCAATTGTAGCGGCTGTGTTAACAGTAAGGTTAGTAAAAGTACCTGCTGCGGCAGTAGAAGCACCAATGGTTGCTCCATTGATTGTTCCGCCAGTAATCGTAGCAGAAGAGTTATCTGTCTTTGTCGCTACAGCAGTTGCAATGTTATTGAACTCTGTATCAATTTCAGCACCCTTAACAACCTTTAAAGGATTGCCAGGAGATAAGTTATCTTTTGATGCAAAGTTAGTACTTTTTGAGTAATTTGACATGGTTTATCCTATCTTGCCTTCTTTGGCCTGAATTTCAATCTTCTGAATAGACAGTTGAGTGCCGTTAATAGTGGCCTCATATCCTGTTTGCACAATCTTACCTGCACTTGAAGCATTGCTTGTCAAGGCTTTAATTGGGATGCCACTTGAGAAGTCTGCAACCGCATACTCGCCAACTCCATACTCGTAATAACCTTGAGGTGGAATAAAGACGTTCTCTGACTGATAAGACCCAGAATAATCAAAAGCCCACTTGATCGTAAGAAACTGATTAGAACCACCAATCACAATGGCAGTAATTGATTTCAAAATAGAAATCTGATTAGGATTTCCTAAGTCAGCATTGTTTGTGTAATAAGAGAACCGATAACTCAATGTGTCATCAAGATAAGTTCCATACTTACCAATGTATCCATTCTTACCAATGTACAAATCACCATTTCTTAGTGATTTCAAACAAGTTGGAGAGATAGAGTCCCACTTCGTCACACGAGAAGCGCCATCTTGCAAGGATTGCTTCGTATCAAAGCAGTAAACTTGCAAAGTAGCTGGCAAAACAAGCAGGTAAAAAGCGTTTTTCTCTGAGTAAACAGACTTGATATTGGCTAGTGTTTCACCTGCCAAAGATGATTCCAGATCGAAACGAACATTCTTAGATAGGTCACGCAATGGAGCAGACTTCTCTTGAATAGTCCTCATCAGTGAACGAACACCTGAGTCTGACAAGAAAACAACATCAGTACCAATACTTTGTATGGTGTCTCTAGCCACACACCCAATAGAACCTACTGTGTCGCTTAAAACCAACGATGCAGGAGTAGAAGCACCTGAGTAAACAAGAATCTGCTTCTTACCAAAGATGAACAAGAAGTCGTTGTGTGCTGCCAAGCCCATCACTTCATCAGCGCCATTAGGCCACACACGAGAAACATCTAGAGAGCCTGACGTGCCACCAGACCATACATGACCAGCAATCAAGTCAGAAAAGCTTATAGTGACTTTATCTGTAGATGTATTAGCAACCCACAGACGACCAAAAGCAGAAATACAGATGTTTGCTTGTGGGACAGTACCAGTCGAACCTGTTTTCTCTGAAACTCTACGATAAGTAGTAGTACTTACAGCAGGGTCGTAAATCAAAGCATCGTGACCAGTCTGAAAGAAATATGCAATCCCATTAAGAGTCGCACATTGCCAGTTGCTTGCAGAGATAGTAGGAGCAGTACCGCCACCCCCATACGTCAACTCAGTCACAGCATTCGAAGTACCAAGTTTGAAAATCTTGTTGTTTCCTGCAAACAGGACAGTCAAAGTGCCATCGTTTTGTACCAACTCATGGATGACACCAACATCGTTGTCACCAAGGTTTCCAGATGCAGAGTTGACCTTTGACCAACCTTTTCTAGCACCAATACGACCATACTGATCCAAGATGCAGTTAGTTGCAACCAAAGCAAAACCAGACCCCAAATCAAGAGGTGAGTCTTCAGTATTCAGGCCATAGAAGCCTGGTGCTGAAAGACTATAGCTTTGAAGTTGAGATGCCATTAGACCGCCTCAAAATTGTCTTCAGGATAACGAGTACTCTCTGTTGCAATCGCATCAGATAACATACCTCTAAACAAGGCATAAGCCTCGGCAGAGTTTGTTCCACCATCTTCACCACGCTCGATCAAAGCACGAGCATAGGCGCTTTGTGTCACCAAGTAGTCCAAAACCTTCACAGATGTGTCATCAGATGACAATGATGCTTGAGGAACAATCACATCAAACAATATTGTGTAAGCGCCATCAGGAATAGGATACAAATCAATCTTTGTGTCGCCACTAGAATCTACTCCGTTGTAGCAGTATTCAGATGGAATTCCTTGAACAGGAGTCACAAAATTCAACTTGCGATTCATGCTAATGAAAGGAATATCACCCATAACAACATTGCTAGTTGTATTTAGAGTGTCCATCACACGAAACTTTTGACCAACACCAGTCAAAGAATAAGAATGTGTGCCACCAGTAGTGGAAATAGTGACTGTTTGTGAGAGGCAATTCCAAGTGTAGGAATCCTCGATCTGACGCTTGGCATCATTGACAAACTTGCCAATCAAAGCAGAATAAGCTGTCTCTGAAACAGTCGTAACAGTACTCTCACGCAAGCGGATAAGCACATCGTTAACAAGTTCTAGGTATGTCATGTTCGTTGTGCCCCATAAAGTTCAAATGTTGCCAACACAGCAAAAGTGCTTCCAGCCTCAGTTGTGACTTGGAGTTTATCTCCCTCTTCTAACACAATGTAAGAGCCATCAAACTTTAAGTACTCTTTGGCAGCCATGCTATATCCGTTTAGGATGTCCCAAGATGCAGATGCGCTGGCATCGTACCATTTGCAAGTGATCGTTTTTGTATTGCCTGTTGTATTGTGCAAGTACAACAAGTTAAAGAGAGCGTAATATCCCGTTGGTACTGTGTAAACAGTAGTCAGCGTAGCGGCTGTGGGTTCAATTCCAACGGATACAGGCCTCATGTATTTCCTTTGTATAACAAGAAAGAAGGCCCATACATGGGTTGTCGTCCTGTCTAATTATAGATTCATTTTTTCTTTTGTGGCATTTTTTTTGTCATGCCAGCAGAACTTAAAGCAATAGCTAGGGCTTGTTTAGGCTTCTTAACGACAGGGCCACCCTTGCCAGAATGAAGAGTTCCAGCCTTAAATTCTTTAAAGACTTTGCTGATCTTGTCCTCTGCTTTGGTCTTTTTCATTTGCCACGACCAGTCTTTTTCATCATGTTTTTGGCGGTACGCTCACCACGCTTTGGCATAGGTTTACCAA